ATTGTCTAGGCGGGTCTTCTCGGCCTTGCCCATCTCCTCGACAATGCCTTTGATGCTGCCCACAATGCCCGAAATGAGCACGAAGTGAATGCCCATTCGGAGCGCCATGGTCTCCACCCGCTTCTCCACCCGTTCTGCGATGTCACCCACCGCGCCCAGCGAGTCCTTGGCCGTGGTGCCCAGTTTCTCAGTAGCCTGCTCAGCGTCCTGCGCGGACAGGCCCAAGGCCTCCAGCGTGGACTTCGCATTGGCCACCTGGCTGGAATCGACCTTGATGACGAGGGTAGCCAGATCAGCCATTAGGACTCCCTCGTATTCATCACGTTCAGATATTCACGGTCCAGCGCCTTGATGGTCTGGACTTCCCAGGGCGCCAGATCCACGCCGCGCAGCCGGGACCAAGCTTCGATCTCAGAGAATGCCAGGGGAATATAACCGAACCCGTTAGTGCCCCGCCCGCTGCTCAGCTCGTAGAACCAGCGCAGCAGCATGGCGCCCTGATAAGGGATTTCCGCCGCATCCAGGCCCGAGGGGCGGGAGCCGGTGGACTTCTCGATCTGCTGGAGGTGCGCCCGCATGGACACGCCGTCCTTGCCGGGGCGGTCCAGCTTGAACATCTCCCCAGCAGCAGCCACCAGCGCCTCCCTCAGACCGAAAAAAAACGCGCAGAATCCGACAGGGCGCGGGACACCTGGCCCCGGAAGGTCGCATAATCCGCGTTTTCGTAGATCATGCGGACGTTCTCGGGTGTGCATTCCAGCGCCTGGCCGTCCAGCTCCACGTTGGCCCAGGACAGGGTGCGGGCCACCAGTTCGTCCATCACCTCGTCCGAGGCCTTGGCGTAGGGCAGATGGGTGCCCAGGGTATTCGACTCATATCGGCTTTCAGCCTGGGCCCGGTCCAGTGCCACAGTGGCAGGGTGTGAAGGCCCGGCCACTGTGATCACGATGTCCGTGGGCTGCTGGTCCAGCCCCTTGATGACCACCTCGATGGTCTGTTTGGGAACGAAGGCGCGAATGTCCATTTAGTTGCTCTTTTGCATCATGAGGTTGGTGCCGCTGATCGGGTCCAGCGTGGCGAAGAAGGGCAGGCTGATGACCACAGGGCCATCCTTGGGAGGCGTGATCGTGCCGCCCGTGTATTTGGCGGCAGGCACCTGGATACGCAGGAAGTCCGTGCCGTTGGCATCGTTCAGCCGGACCTCGATCATGGTCACGGTCTCATTCAGGAACTTGTTGAACAGGGCGGCATCCTGGAAGAACGCCGTGACCGTGCCAGTCACTTCAGACTGGCCCTCAAATACAGCCGGGGTGGTGTTGGAACCAACCACACCCTGCACGCCTCGGTTGTTGGTCAGCTTCAGGTCGATGCCCGTCACGTAGGCCAGCAGGCCCGCTGCGCTGATCGTGCCTTCAAACAGGGCACCGTTGAAGGCGTCCATGGGCGCATTCGTGGGAGCCGGGGTCACGCTGGAGGCGATGGTGGTTCCGCTGGGCGTAGTCAGATCCTTACCCAGGAACCCAAAGGAACCCGTGACGATGGCACCCGGCTTGATGCTCAGGTCCATGGTGTTGATGACCAACCCGCGATAGGGGAAGTATTGGTTGATGTCGGTATAGGCTTCCTCAATCGTGAAGCTGGCGATGGTCGCCGTGCCGCACTGGAGCCTCTTACCGACCATGGCCACGGTCTTGCTAGCCGCCGCGGTCTCAGTGGTGAACGCCACGGCCACACCCGTGGTGGGAGCACACAGCGTCATGTTGGTGGCAGTCAAGGCGCTGATCTTCCAGGTGCCGTTGGTCGGCCCCTGCGTGAATCCAGTGAGGGTCACGATGTCGCCCACCTTGAACCCGTCCGTGATGAACGAACCCGCGCCGCGCACTACATCGGTGGCCGTGGTGCTGAACGTGCTGGAGCCCGTAGTGACCGCCGTCCAGGTGCCGGATAGGGCCGCCTGGAAGAAGTCATCATAGGTGCCAATCGAAACCTCGAAGGGCATCGAGCCAACCACCTTCCTCATACCGTGCCGGAAGTTGGACACCTGGCGATCCGACCGGACTTCGTTGGATCGGTAGCCTTCTTTCTGAAGGTCCAGGCCGGGCCCGGCGAGGAACCGCAGCGCCTTCATGACGGGCGTGGTGGGTGTCACCCCATAGGTGACTTCCGCGATGTAGCGGAGGCCATAAAGTGCGCCTGATGCGATAGCCATAGGGCCTCCTTAGTTGTCGGCGTATGCGAAGAATTGGATGGAAACAGGGACTTGGAACCAATCGCCGTCCTCAATGGACGTATTTCTGGAAATGGAAATAACCCTTAGGACCGTGTTGCCCGTGGTGAAGGACATGCCGCGCTTGAACCCCGTGGCAATCTGATCCGCTATGGACATTCCTAGTGCATGACCGTCACGGGCTGGAGCGAATACCGTGATCTGAAAGATTCCGTCATGCCGATTCTGTGCGTTGTAACCAAGGCCAGCCGCCTGCCCACCAGCAGGAAGGATAGAAGGGGACAGCCAGAGCGTTGTGGGGTTAGGGGTGAAGTCAGTATTGTCCCAAGCGATAGGGCAACCCAGGCCCAGGCTATTTAGCTGGGTCTCCAAGAGCATCTGAATGTCCGAGAATGCGGAACTCATACCAGCCCCTTGAAGTCAGAGGCATTGAAATCCGGCATCTTCGCTACCGCATCAGCTACTACCTTGTCGAAGGTTGCATGTAATCGAGTCACAGCGATTCGGGCCATTCCGGTTGGGGCCATAAGACTGAACCCATCCATGTTGGTTCTGATCTTCGCTACCGTGTCGCCCTTGTATTTATGAGGCATCCCAGGCATGTATTTGGGAGGAACCCATCCTCCAAATTCAACCATGTTCGCGTAAACCGTATTGTTAGCCAGATACACCACATCACCGGCTTTGATCTTCAGAGAGTCGCCGTTGATGCTCTGGAGAGTCCCAAGACCTGATTTATCAAGCCTCACAGGGGATGACTCAGGAACGGAGTTAATGCCGATTTGCCATGCGCCACGAAGCAACCCAGTATTTGCAGGAGTCGCTAGAACCACATCCTGCCCGAGTTGCTGGACCACACCTTGGACCACTGAAGCCGCCTTCATGGGAACGGACTGGCAGAAACGTCCAATCGCCAGAGTGAAATCCCCACTCATTTCCGCACCACACACTGATAGAGAACTGGAGTAGCACCAGTGAAGGTAGGACGGACCAGCACCACGCGGTAATTGGTCCCATTGGCGCTGACCACATCACCGGGAAGGATTGGGGTAGCGATCCCTTTCGCTGGGATAGTGGCCTCAATATCACCAACCTGGATCAAGCCCTGCTCTCCATACTTGAAGCCGAGCCCGCGCATACCCACAGCATCCAGAAAAAGGATGATAGGCGTCACCGTAGGAGTGCGCCCAGTCTGCTGACCCGTGGCCACGTTGTAACTTCCAGCGGAGTTCTGAGTCAGAGTCCCGGATACAACAAACTCGCCAAGGTTGGCGAATAGATCCAAGACACTGGAAGCAACACTCATCCCCGCACCAACATGCCGCCGCTGTTAGGCGAGGCACGGAGGAACTGCTTCAACTGGGCCACCACAGGAGCCGGGAAAGCTCTATGGACCTTATGGCCCTGCTCAATGCTTCCCACCTTGATCGTCTCAGCCTCAACAGATCCAAGGCCCTGGCTCCAGTCAGTAGTGACCAACTGGAAAGCCATCTCAATCTGAGCATTCTTAACTGGAGTAGGAATCGAAGTGGTAGGGGGGAAGTATCCATTCTTATCCACCACCCCGAACCGGGGCCATTCCATCGTCTGGAGCAGGCTACATTTGGTCCCAATGAAATACATGGAGTCAATTAAGACGCCAGCCCATTGAAGGTTTTGCTCTTTTTGGGTGGGAGTGAGTGCGGTCCAGGCAGTAGTGAACCCACGGAAGGTCAGATAAGCGTCTGCCTCGGCTACGCTGGCGTAGCTCTGTGCAGTTGTTCCGCCTACCGTCACATCCAAGGACATGGCTACTCCAGAGGATCAGAAACGGATTCGACCTGAACAGTCTTGACCACAGGAATCCATCCCAGGCTGATGTGGTCCTCAAGAGAGCCCTGAGCAATCACAATCACTTCGCCTTCATCATTCTGAACGGCAAGCTGGTCAGGGGCGATTTCAACGGCCTCGATTTCTTCAACCTTGGCCTTCTTATAAGGTCGCGCCATGGCGAACCTCCAGAGAAACTCCGGGGAGCCGTAGCCCCCCGGCTTGGTTGAGGTTTATCCGAGCAGGATGCCCACGTGCTCGCCCTGGACCACCTTGCAGCCACCCGCGAGGTGCAGTTCCCAGGAACGCTGGCCATACTGCGCGATTTCGCAGAGCAGGAAGGTCAGGCCGGACTGATCGCTGATCTTCATCTGAGTGATGGTCGGATTCTCGGGCATGAAGGGAGGACGATAGACACCCATCACTGCGCTACGCTCGAAAGCCACGTTGGGGGTGTAGTTGTTACCGATGGTCATGGTGTCAGCATCGGCGCGGGCCACCTTCAGACCAGGGCGGCCAATGTTGAAGGTGCCAGGGGCGCTGATCAGGGCAGCGGAAGGATCGCCCACGGCAACATACTTGTTGGTATCCGAGCCCATGGCCATAATGTCACCAGCCAGAACGGTGCCGGTGCCAGTCTTGGCGGTGATCGCCTGAGCACCTAGAGCGTGGGCGCCGTTGAACACATAGGAAGCGCCGGTGCCCTTGGTGTGCTGAACGATTCCAGCCGACTCATTGATGGTGAAACCGAACTGTTCCAGGAAGTTCCCATTACGCCGTTCAGTGTCGCTACCAGCCTGATAGGCCATCTGAATGATGGACTGGTTACGCAGGGAGAGAGCAGCCGTGGTGTCAATGACCAACTGGAGGTCGGCCATGGGAGCGCCGTTGTCCTTCAGGATCTTATAGAGGTTGGTTAAGCCGCTGAGGTCAGTAGCGAAGGGGTTGGTGCCAGCGGTGCCGTAGGCGCGGGAAGCACCGGACTTGATCTGGACAGCAGCATCAGCCTCGGCAAAGTTGCGGAGAGAGCGCATGGACTGTTGAATCCACTGGCGGGCCATCTCGGTAGCATTGTCGCCACCGTTCTCAAGGCTCTGGACCTGCTCACCAGTCAGATACCAACTGGCCTTCTTGGCAAAGGTGATCTTGACTCCCACGTTGGTAGGAGTCGAGTCATCACCCTGGACCGTAACGGCAGCAGGAACGAAGTCAGTCAGCGCACGGACAGGGGCGACGGGCACATAAACGGTGTCGCCCTTAG